TGGCGAACGAGGTATATGGGAATCCAGAGTTGGATTGGTTAGTTTTAATCTCAAACAACATTATCAATGTTCAAACCGAATGGCCAATGCCACAACTTACATTTGATTCGTATATTCTCGATAAGTATGGTTCATATGATAACGCAAATGCTGTCCATCATTATGAAACAATCGAAGTAAAAAATTCAAATAATGTTACTCTTGTTCCTGCTGGACTTACAGTAGATGAAGGTTCATCATATTCTTACTATGATTCAAATGGTCAGAGTTTTGTATCAAGTGGAGACTTTACAACTCCAATTACAAACATAGTCTATGAAGAAAGAATAGAAGAAGCAAAAAGAAATATTTTTCTTTTGAAGGGAAGATATATCCCAATTATTCTTGACGATATTGAGCGTGTAATGAGCTATGAAAAAGGTTCCTCTGATTATATCAGCGGAACCTTGAAATCATCTAGTAATATTAGATTAACTACTTAATCACTCTTCAGCAAGACGCTGGAAGTAACTCAGAGCATCATCTTCATCTTCGTTAGAAGAAGACAGATTATTGAGTTGCTCACTCAGTTCTTGAGGAAGTTCAGACTTCTGAGAGCGTGAGGAGAAGTCGGGGGTATAAGAACCACGATCATTATCCTCATCATCAACTTCCTCATCAAGACGAGGGCGTGATGCGGGTTTCTGGCCCAGAACATACTTCAGACGCTTCTCAAGGTCTTCATAGGACTTGAATTGATCAGGAGCAGTGATTGCTGCGAGAGAATACTGCTTCTTCCACAGTGCTTCCAGAGCATCATCGTCATCCAGAAGAGGACCAGGTGCCGAGAACTCAGAAGAATCATAGTTCCAATAACCAGCAACCTTCTTCAGTTTCAGTTTGAAGTTAGCACCCTGCCAAAAGTCAAAGGGATTGATAGGAGTTTCATCCTCATACTCAGGTTGCATGGATTCCATGATCTTATCAAAGATCTTTTTGCCATACTTATAGAGGAAGACTTTACCTTCGTTCTCAGGATTTGCTTTGTCCTGAACAACATAGATGTTGCTATAGAAGGACAGTTTACGCTTCTGCTTACGAACAGTATCTTTATCTGCTTCATTACCACTGTTCCAGAGTTCACGATTATACTCAGAAACAGGATCCTTACCACCAGTTGTGGTCAGGGAGTTTTCAATGTACCAACCACCAGGGCCTTGGAAGGCATGGGAGTACATCTTGACCCAAGGGAGATCTTCTCCATTAGGTGCGGGGAGGAAACGGATCACGGCATAACCGTTACCAGTCTTATCCATTTCGGGTTTCCAGAGACGGTCATCACCACCGCCACCAGAGTTGTTTACCTTCTCAACTTCTTTGACCAGTTTGGCGGTCAGAGAACCAAGAGAAGACTGCTTCTTAAGATCAGCAAAAGACATTAGGATTACCTCGGATTTGTACGGATTTGGCTTTTGTGTACTTCGTTATTCTACAAGTCGGAACCAGTTTTGTCAATCTGTTGCTTCATGGTTTCCAGGAGTGTGGACATGTTGTTAAAGATAACATTCATGTCAACATTCTCAGGCATACCCATCATAATAGCAGACTCACAAATTCGATTCTTCATTTCAATTGCGTCGGGATCATCAGACAAGCTAAGACGCATATAAAGAGTCTTCTGTTTTTCAAGAAGTCTTTCTAGAATCTCAACATGTTTAAATTTTTCTTCTTTATCCATGGAAGGAAACTTAAAGACATTGTTATAAATTTCTTCCTGAAGTTCTGAGATTTCTACCATCTCAGCACGGACAAATTCAGAATCAAAAAAACTCATTTAACTCTCCCCAAAACAATCTCCTTTAGAATTTTTTTGTATCGAAATACATCTATATGTAGGAAAGAAGAATATTTTTTTATTCTCATACTGACGGTTTCCCACACTGGATCAGACAAGTGCTTATCAAAATTTTGTCTGTATCCAAGTATCTTATCAAGAATAACCATGGTCTCGATAGATACTTCACCTCTCAGATATGCTTTGAGGATTTCTGGATGGCGAGAGCCATCTCTTGCGAACATAGAATCAAAGTTACCATCGGCAAAGACAGTTTCAATCTCCTCTCTAAAAATGTAAGAGAGGGATTGAGTTCTCTTCTTCCATGCGGTGTACCTGTCTTCACCTTCGCGAATCATTTCACCAATCCAAAGTTTTCCTGGATCAGTACAGGTAATAAAGTTAGATACAAAAAATTCAATCACTTCTTGGTCTGATTTGTTTCTTGCAAGTTTCTCAAACCAGAAGCGATCTTTTCTTTTGTAGAAAGATTGTACAGTCGCACGACTCTTTCCACAATACTTGTGGTAGTCATACTTATCTTTCGTGAAGTGATTCTTCAAAGAAAGATATTGCTTATAGGCATCAAAAGGCATCATCAAAAATAGTAAATGATTTAAAGTGGTAGTTTGGCCCTAGAACTCCTCTTCAGAAAATTAAGTTCGATTGCTTCATACTTAATCTTTTCTTTCAATGGTTTCGAGATTAACTTAGAAACAGACTCAATATCAATACTATTTTGATCGCAAAAATAAATCACAGCATCAATGTATGACATGTCACTGTTGTTTGACACGACATTTTCAATTTCCTGAGTAAATCTAGATGGGCAATAAAATTTCTTTTCTAATACCTTCTCTAGTTCATTCTCCATGTGCTGACCCAATATTGTGATGTACAAATTCTTTAATGTATCTAACTAATAACTTAATATAATCCCCTTTGTTTCTTTTGTCAAATACTTGTACCTCACCACCAGGAGTAACCATAAGTGTGATGAGCTTTTTAATGGGGATTCCAGTCATCTCATAATAAGCAGAAGCATAAAACATCTCTTGAACAAAGTAATTCTCAATCCATTTTTCGGGTTTGATCTTTTCTGATGTTTTAAAGTCGATGACTGCTAACTCTCCATCATATTCAGCAATACAATCAACTCGGCCTGCGAGTCCAAAGTATTCGGAATAGAGAGTTCTTTCGATAGCATGTATATTATTTATCTTATCCAATTCTGGTTTCAAATGATGAAACATGAACTTAGATGCTGGAAGATAATTATTCCAATCAAGTTCTTTATTCAGAAGATAGTCCTGTGCTACTTCGTGGAAATCAGTGCCTCTTGCGGTTGCCTTCTTAGTGATACGATTTGCTTCTTCAATACCAACTCTTTCTCTCCACTTAACGAAGATCTGTCGGTTATAGAAAGAAGTTACCGAAGTGATAGAAGGCACCCATTCTCCATTAGGAAGATTATAGAGACGGATGCCATTCACTTCTTTCTTGTTTAGTTCAATTTCACCGAGATAATTATGATGAATAAAATAATTTTTCATTGTATTTTTTTAATAAATTTTGATCCATTTTTGTACAAAGTTCAAGTATTGCTTCGTTTTGGATATTTACAGTGTAATTTCTTTTTGATATTGTTGGTCTAACTGTATGCATTCCCATTACACCATATGCATCCATATCATTTTCTGGAAATTTATTGATAATCTCATTTAGATTGTGAGTGAAATTGTTTTCAATATCGCAGAAAGAATACACCTTAGATATAACATCTAGAGGTTTATTAATTATATCATCATAGAATATAAAAAGACAATTTTCAAAGTGTTTTTCAATTAAATTTAGAGAACAATTATATGATCGTATAATTGGCTCACTATTTTCTTCAAACATTAAATCATAAAGAAAATTAGTAGGAATATTATTAAGATCATACAAATTAACAAAAGATGAAAAAACTTCAATTATTGGTCGCAATAAAACGACAAATTTTGGGGTTTCAGTGATACAATGTTTTATGAGAGCAATATTAGACTCATGGCCCCAAGATCTAGATTTATCAAAAATAAACTTTGATTTTACATTTTTATAATATATGTCAAATATTGGTTCAATAAATTCGGCAGCATCTCTGTTGGATGATATAAATTGCTCCTTACAATTTCTAGAAACAGATAAAAAAGTATCCCAAATTAGTTGACATACTGGAGAATTTCCTGCCGAATAAATGTTTGGATTTTGAGATAGTATTGATGATAATAAAGTAGATCCAGACCTAGGAAGTCCAGTATAAAAAATATAATTATGATCCAATTCTACAATCCAAGATCCAATTTAGCAAGCAGGTACTCCTTACAGAGGCCAGAACGAACGATGTCTTCAACACCAAATTCGATAATATCAACAGATGGCATTGACCTAAGAATTGTCATGAAGTCAATGATGCCGTTTCTCTCATTAGTTTTAACAAGGTCTGTTTGTGTAGCATCTCCACAGAACATGATCTTAGAATCTTCACCAACACGGGTGATGATCGAATCGAGTTCGTGGAAGTTTAGGTTTTGGAATTCATCAACAATGATGATTGCCTTATCAAGGGTTGTTCCGCGAATAAAAGATGTGCTCCAAAAACTAATTGTATCCTGAGCCTTGAGGTTGGAATACAACATCTCAAAGTCAGCATCTGTAGGCATCTGGAACATATACTTTACCATGTTCTTATAAGGAATTTGGTAAAGTGATGATTTATCTTCGTGGTCTCCAGGAAGAAAACCAATCTCCCTGGTTGCTACCAGAGAACGAACGATGTAAATCTTTTCGTATGGGGTTGTTTGGTCTAATACATCGCAAAGTGCATTGTACAAGGTAATAAAAGTTTTACCCGTACCAGCAGCACCATAAGCTACGATGTTCTGATCTTTATCATATGATTCAAACAGAACTTTTTGATTGTCTGTTAGAGGATCAATATCTCTGAGCAAGTCAGAGTTGATTGGTTTCTTCCTCTTCATTTGTTTTGCGGTCAATCCTACACCAATAGGTTGATCAGACTTCTTTCTTCTTGGCATATGCGATTAGATGGGGCGGACAGTTGAACCTGGTGCTTTTGATGCTTTACGAAGTACATCATTCCAACCTGGATGAGACTTCTTTAATTTGTCATAGACCTCTCCAATCTCCCCACTATAAGGTGCGGTAGATGGATCGCTCCAGTCTCTGTCCCATTCAGGATTATCCTTTTTCCACTGATCCCAGTCGTGAACGCTCATTGCCACTTCTTTTTGTTCACCAGTTTCTTTATTAACAACAGGATATGTAGCCATAAATCAATTTCAAATATGTATTATTTATGAATGGGTGTCAAACCCACCCCATTGCTTCAGAAACAGCAGGAAACTGTTCACAAAAGATGGACTTAGCAGCATTCGCAATGTCCATGTGCTCCTTCTGTGTCCCGTTTGCAGACCTTAGATCGATATAATGGATCCAGGACCTTACTGAGCCAGTCATATAGAGTCTTGTAGGCGTCGCTAAGGGCAGTACAAACCTTGCACACTCCTTTGCAACTCCGTTATCAAGCAGATGCTGATACAGACTCATGCCTTGAGCGAAATAGGTTTCAATCTGCTTATTGGACAGTTCTACAAACTCAGGATCCAGGTCGTCAATAGAATTCTGGCGATTCTTAGTGTCTTGACGGCGAAGTTCTGGGACTGGGATCGTCTCTGCGAGTAGGGAAGAATCAGCATAGCGTTGCGAAAATTCTTGATATGTAAATGAGCGGTGCCGGAGAATTTGGGCCGCGATACCCCTAGAGGTATTGATTTCCAAAGTCATACTTGCTTGCTCAAAGATGCTCCAGTGCTGATGCTGAATACAATACTTCAGCAGTCCAGAGAACTTTTCATTCTCTTGATTGTTTGGGTTACTCACGCGGGCACAATAGGCCATATGCTTTTCAGCATCAGGTGTAACACTGATCAGTTTAATCTGGGTATCCATCATCGTCATAAAATACTTCGTCGTAATCTGAAATTAAACTTTCTTCTGGGTCTTGTTTGTAGGCATCAACATCAGAGTACACCTCTGATTTTAAACATTCTACAAGAGATTCTAGATTTTTTACAATTAACTTAAGTCTCTTTTTGTCCATGAGTATAAGTTATGGCACTATCATTTTACATAAAAAATGAGGGGTAGTCAACCCCTCAGTTCGACTATTGTAGAATCCTCCTACAAACACGTTTGCATGTTGCCTGATCATCATCACATTCAATTAGACAGTTATAATAGTCATTAAGTAGATCGGATTCTTCCATTACATGTTTCAATGTTTGATCTAACCTAGCAACACTTTGTTTCCATCCAGCTAATTGATTATGCGAAATAAGGTTGTGCATAATAACCTCCACAGGATAATTTAACTCATAATGTAGATCGAATTTCAGTACACTTTTCTCACCTCTCAATTCTATCACTATCTAGTAGATTTGTTAGGGATTCTTAACAAAAATTTATGCCTACTAGTTTATACCTAGTCATAAAAAAAGAGAGGCATTGCCTCTCTTCCCATATGATTATATTCTACCACTTGTTTAGAAGTAGAATTTCTAAGTAAAGTAAACAAATAAACGCAGCACAAAAAAGGGAAACAAATCCCGCTATTTTTAATGCTAACACATCTACCTCACTTAGAGTAAGTATGGCCACGGTAATGAAATGTACCGTGAGTCTCTTTTGCTTCATGACTACCTACACGAAACTCACAACCACGATATGCAGTGTGAGAAATCTGTGCGTCATGTAGAGCAGATGCCTTTTGGATTTGCTCTTTGATTAGTTGAAGTGTGTTCATTGGATTGCTCCTAAAGAAATGGGTGAGTTAACTCCCGTTCCTTCAGTCGGCTTTTGCGTCTACAAAACAACTTTTTTTAGTAAATTTTTTAACTTCCAGGATAAGTTCAGATTTAATGTTATCTGAAATTAACTTATGACCATTCACATGCCTAATGACTAACTGTGCTTGGAGACAAGTTAAAAGAAGTTGTTCCATAGATGAACGGATCCGTTCCGAGTCGGCTTACTTGCGTCCCTTAAGGGATGAACGATGGGTCTATTATAGACCTTACATATTATGTAGTCAAGAAGTCTTGTATAATGAGATACACTTTATGCAAAGATTCCCTGTTCTTTGCAATATTGAAGTGTTTCTTTCAGATTTCCAATATGTTTGGATCCAATGGCAACCTGAGGGTATGTGGCATCTTTGCCAAATTCTGCCTCAAATGCCCTTTGAGTAAAATGACAATCCAATTTATATTCGTGATACTCTCCGCCTAGGTGCTTTACAAGTGCAATAACTCTCTCACACTCTTGACTACCGTTAGTATAAATTACACATGTGTTATCAATCACGTTGCCTCCAGTCATCAGATTTGTCTCTATTAAACCAATCTACAATTTCATCAGCAGAAGAGAACCCCGATCTATGATTGGATGGGTCGGGGTCTCCAAGCCCCATCCTATTCATAAAATCATCCATACTTCCTTCTTGAATATCTCCAGAAGCATGGCGTCTTGCTTTGTTTAACCATTCTCTTGCTGTAGTATATGATTTGGCAAGTTTCTCTGCCCAAATCATATCCTCAAGGTTTACTTCTTCTTTATTAGCAATCTTCTTACAGATAAACTCCAAACGAAGTCTGTATTGAGTAGAGAGCATGTTAGTTTCGCAATTTTGATTCTAAATCGTTGAGTTTAATAAACTCTTTATATGCCGTTTCTGAGCGAGCACATATAATATTTAGAATGTCATTAAGAATAATTTGATTATCTATCTTGTCATCAAGATATTTATCAAGTGCCTCTCTCAAATATCTGTAGCGATGCCATTCTTGACTGTAAGGTTTGTACATGATAAAGATATTATATGAATGTATCCTAATACAATTTATTTCCTTTGTCAACGCTCAATGTAACTTAGAGTGTGATCTTGAGCGTACAGTTGCTGAATGATAATATCGCAACCAATTTTTGGATTACAATCTCCGCAGGTATAAACATCTACTGCTGCTTTACCTTCTTCAGGCCAAGTGTGAATACTAATATGACTTTCAGAAAGCAAACAAATAACAGTGACTCCCTGTGGTTCAAACTTTTTTGATATAGTTTGAATCACAGTAGCACCACTAGCTACCGCTGCGTTTTCTAGCAAGTCAATAAGACAACGCTCGTCGTTCAAAAGAACAAACGAGCATCCATACAGATTAAGAAGATAATGCTTTCCCATTATTCAATTGCTTCGGGGTCTATCCCATATTCGTTGATTAGTTTATCTATCTTGGTTTCTTGTCCTGATAGTTTTTCTATTTCAAAAATAGATGACTTTTGATATTTTTTTAATTTTTTATATTCTTTGATAAGTTTATTAACTTCTTTGTTTTTAATATAAAGTCTAAACTCTTTATCATCTGCGGATTTGGCAAATCCCTTAAAACCTTCGCTCATCTTTTTTTCTTTTTTTCAGGTTGTTTGTATCCCCAAAGTTTGGGATTGGTCCTACCATATCCAAAGTCAATCTTTCGCACTACTCCAGGACCATAGTTATCATAGTACAAGTCAAAAATATCAGTTCTCTTTCCTCTTACCAAATCAATATGCTCTTTACCATCAAGAACATACCAAATTAAATATGCATCATTTGGAAATGAAGAATCTTTAGCCCTTTCTACTGTTGTTTTTTCTAATAAAATATCACAACCATATTTACTTGGTAGAAAAGTTACTTCTTCATTTCCGTAATTTGCCATATCTTTCTCCTGTTCTACGGCAACTGTCACGAACGACCACCCCACTGAATATCAGGGTATGCCTCTTTTACATTCTCAAATGTTATTTTGTATTTATCAGTTAACTTTTTATCCTTAGTAAGAATTAATACTTCTGCCTCTCTGGGATGAAGACCTGTTAGAAGATTAATAAACATCATCTCTCTACGAATTGTATTGAGACCTGCATTACCACCTTTTACATAGTGATAAAGATTTTGATATTCTCTACGTAAAGATGTGCGTCCTCGTCCATCTAAATCTTGTCCAGTAGCAGATTCTCCGCCTGCTGCTTCTTTAGACAAGTTTTCAGAAAGAGTGCCAGAATAAACAGTTTGCTCCTCAGCATTTGCATAAGGAACATCACCTTCAGGAAGAAGAGAAACCACAGATTCATCAAAGTTCCAAATAAAAATTGTCTTTAGAGAATCGTGCTCATAAGTTTTAAGAACTTCTACCGTTTTTGCATTAGAACGTTGTTTAGATGCTAGTTCTAAAATTTCATAAACAAAAGGATTTATAGGAAGAGATTCGATTGGTTTTTCAGTCGTCGTCTTCTTCGTCTTCGTAGTCGTATTCGTCATAATTGTTTTCAAATCTCACAGCTAAAATTTCGTCGGGTATTATATTACCATTTGAATCAAACATCTCTGGATGTGTATAAACAGGTTGTGTTTGGTAGAAATGCTCCTTTGCTAACCATCCTACCACACCTCCAACAAAAAAGAACATTATTGAAACGAGAGTACTGATGGTGAGAGTTACTG